ACTGGTACTATTGCAATGTTACTTGAATCATTTATATTTATAAGTTTAAATATACTATTTGTACAAAATATAAATAGTTCATTACGGAAACCTTTGATACCTTCTATTTGGTCTTCTAATACTATTGAACCTGCACCACTTCCACTAAAACTTGTAGGGTCTAACGTAGAACTAAAAAATACTGTATTTAAATTATCTTCAACTCCTGCAGCAATTAAATGTTTATCGTGAGTTGTAATAAATTTTACGTGCTTTGTTCCTGTAACTGTTATTTCTTCTGAAAAAAATGTTCTACTAGTTAAAGCACCTGTTCCTTCCATTCTAAAACTGTAAGGTTTATTAGCTCCGTCTGAGATAATAACTTGGCCATAATCAAATGTAGCTCCCTCAAACAAAGCAAACTGACATTGACCTTGACCAGTTCTTGCAAGTACACTACGTCCTGTAAATGCTGTATGATTATCTCCACTTCCAGATACTGAGCTTCTATTTATTTGTAACCAACTAGTTCCTGTATTACTAAAATAAATATTTGTATCGGCTGC